CCAATTTACAATCTTAGTTTGAGAAGCTTCTGGTAAGCAAGGTAGATATACTGAACCTGATATTATCCAAGAATCATTACAGTCTTGTCCAAATAATCCTGGCCCAGACATTGTAACTGGTCCGCCGGCTGTTATAGGTCCTGAAAATGATACAGGTCCAGATATTGTTGTGTTACCACCAAATAAGTTAGGTCCGCTGGAACTCATACCTCCACTAAATGTTGTTGGTCCATTAAAGTTAACAGTAGAACTAAATGTAGTAGGTCCTGAAAATGAATTTGTACTAAAATAATTAGGACCACTTGCACTTATACCTCCACTAAACGTTGCAGGGCCTGTAGCTGTTACAGTATTTGTAACTATATTTGTAAATGTTGCTGTTAATTCGTTTTTCCAAGGGACATGAGGTACTACTGCAGTATAATTTGCTATGTCTCCATAATCATTATAAAATTCAAATTTAAAGTCTAATGAGTCATATCTAGCAACATTACATTTTATTGTGGGGAATATTACATCCCAGGTTCCTGGAGTAAAACCATTTCTGTCCCAAGGCTTTATTGATATATCCCATAGATACCATACTCCTGAATCTATTTTAAATTTAGGTTTACCTCCTTCAGTACCATCTGCTCTAAATATAAACTTCTTACCTATTTCTTTTTCGTTGTTTTTATAGTCGTAGTCAACTTGCTTTTTCTTTACTGCAACGTCTTCTATAAGTCCTATAAATTTACCTAAGTCACCATCTTGGCCACCATCTGTAAATGCAGAACCTGACATGTATACAGATATTTTAGGTTCCTCGATTGCATTGTCGAATGCCGCTGTCCATGAAGGTATTTGAGTTTTTTGAGAAACTGCTTTAAATGAAAGTTCATACCACTGACCTTCATAAAACGAAGCGGTATTAGAACCAGAAGGTTCTACAACCCAATAAGATGTATCATCTAAATTAAGCGCTTGTCCATTATCACCTATGACCATACAGTCTTCTACAGGTGGGTTTTCAGCAGCCGTTTGCTGTTGATATATACCTAATGACGGATTGTTTGTACCTACACCTGATGATGTCCAATATGTTTTAAGTGAAGTTGCTCCATTATGTGCAACTCCTTTACTAGTAAAGTCACCTATTGGTGCTCTGTATTTTTCAAAGTCTTTTCTATATAAAAGTTCTTGAGCCCAAACTGCATTATCTGAAGCCAGCATCCAATCAAATGGAGCTTGTTCATTTTTCATATAACATTTAATTCTAGTTACGTCTCCAGTAAGAGGTTCTAGGTTATTAAATGTTACGTGTGCATATGATGTATTTAAAGGTCCTCCATTTGCGCTACTTGTCATCATACTGTAACTAACTGGAGCTTGTGACCACATCAACTCAAAATCTGAGTCTGAGAATTCAAAGTGTTCGAAGTCTTGGTAATTTGCTGCCGTAGTTCCTTGGGTAGTTGTATGAGGTGAAGTTGTCCTTATTTCAAATGGAGATATAACTTCCTCTACCATAGTAACGTAAGCGCCTGTTACAAAAGATTTTGTTGGCACTGTAGATGTTGGATGGAGATATGATATGTCTTCAAATAATCCATCACCTTCTTCCTCTGCTGCAAATACTGGATTTGTTGATGGGTCATGTTCAGATGTATATCCTAAAAATGACGCAGGTCTAGGTATTTGTGGGTCTCGTACAATTACTATACCGCCTTCCATGTCTTTTGTGAATCCACCAAAGTCAATAAAGCTTGTACCTTGAGGCTGTGCTGTTAGAAAGTATTTATCTCCACTCTTTCTATATGAAACTTTAGTATTAGTATTAGGTGATGGTAAGTCTGATGCATATCCATCTGAAGAAAGTATATAGCTAGATGTAGGGTTACCTGTCCAGTATAAGCCGCTTGACTCTAGGTCTTGGTTGTGTGTAAGAGTATAGAAAGGTTTTAATATTTCTTCTATCTTTATTACAGGTCTAGAAGTTTCGCTATATAATACAGGTGATGTATTAGCAGTTCCTGGCTTTGTTGTAAATATTCTTGTCCATCTAAAGTTAGGTACACCTTGCCAGACTCCTGGTATTGCAGAGCCATCTGGTGATTGACTTGCAACTCCTATTATCGAGACGATTGTATCTCCTGGAGGAGTATTAGGTGCCACATCAATTGATATAACTTTAGTATCTAATTCGTCTCCTAACCCATATACTTGAGACTTCATAAGCTGACCATTAGCATCTATCACTTCTACAAGTATCTCAGAATTAAGAAGCATAGTTGCAGCAGTACCTCGTATACCTATAAAGTTTCTACCTCCTGAAAAATTAAAAGACGCGTCATAATCTAAACGAAGATAGTTACTAGACTTGTCGTCAAAGTCTTCGAAGTATACTTCTTTATTATATAAGTCCTGGAAGAAATACTGTCCTACAGTTGTCTCAACCTGCAGCCTTTCTATCCTATTTGATGTGTCGTTTCTTGATGCCATTCATTATTCCCAATATATTATATAAATATCAAGTATTAGACAATAACTTGGCTTAATCCTTTAGATCTGCTTATTTCTATAAGGCCATCAACCATATCTTTCATTATGTCGATATGAGATATGATTACAACAAAATCAAATTCTGTTTTAAGATAATCGAACAGCATTGAAATTGAGTTTATGTTTTCTGAGTCTAGGTTACCGAAGCCTTCGTCTATTGCGAGAAAGTTAGGTCTAGGTAAATTAGATATTTTTATAAGTGCAACTCTTATCGCTAATGAACTAATGAATTTCTCCATTCCAGATGTTAACTCCAAAGGCCATCTGTCGTCTTGTCCGTATTTTATATAACTCAGTATGTTTTTACCATCAACATCAAACTCAATTTCAAAATTAACTATTTGAGACAGAGTATTGTTTATCTCTTCCTCTAAATACGGAAGCGTTTCTGCTATTATTTCATATGGTATACCGTCACGTCTTATTGCATCTAAATAAAACTCATATGACTTTAGTCTAAGCTCTAATTCATGCGCATCGCTTATGGTCGTTGTTATGTTTGCTATATTCTGACTAGTTATAGAAACGTTGCTATATGCTTGCTGTATATCGGTTTGACTTCCGTCCAACTCTAGTTTTATACTTACCTTCTCCATCTTAAGCTTTTCAATAGATGCGTTTATCTTTTCATTTGCCTTTATAGTTTCTTTGTTTTTGTGATACTTCTCTATGTCACGCTCTATACCCTTTAATTCAGTTTTCTTTGCGCGTAGGTCAGACTTTCTTTGCTCTGACTTAATGATAATTTCTGATTCATATTGGAGAATTGTCACTTTTTCTGATTCTAAAGAATTATATGCACTTATTAAATTTTCTACAGAAAGCTTGTCGCTAAGTATCTTGTCTGATATTGTTTTATCATTTAAAAGCTTATTAACTATTACTTTATCTTCTACAAGCTCAGCTTTTGCCTTGTCTGCTGCTTTTACGAATTCGTTATTACAACAATAATTACAATTAGGGTCATATTCATGTGTGTCTAATTTAGATATTAAATCAAGTTTGTTTCTAACATTTACCTTTATAACTTCTATCTCTCTTACCAATCTTGAGTTATTGTCTTTTTCAACATCTAATACAGATTTCTTTGCATTCAATTCATCTATTGTTATTTTTGACATTTTAGAAATAATGTCAGATATTTTAACCTTATTGGCCTTTTTATAATTCTTATATTTTTCAAGCTTGTAATTATATACCTTTATATCTTGCTCGCAGCATGATTTTTTATATTCAAGTTTTTCAATATCGTTTTCTATTGTTATATTTTTTAGCTCTTTTACTTTGCTGTGTATCTGGTTTTCTTTTTTAGTGTATCGCTTCTGTATTTCTTTGTTTGCTTGTTCTAGTTTTTTATAAGCTGATTCGTATTTCTTTAAATTGTCCTCTTCATCTATAAGCTGTTGTGAGTAGTCTGTTTTTCCAAAATTTCTTAAAAGTATTTGTACCTCTTTTATCTCTTCATTAGCGAGTTGATATAGCTCTTCAAATACTGTTATATCTAAGAATTGAGAAAGCAAATCTTTCTTTTCAGTTTGTGACTGGTCTATAAATCCTGTATTATTATTTTGTACAGACATAGAAGTTAGAACAAAGTCATTATATAAACCTAGATAACCTCTAATGTTCTTATCTGTCTGAGTTCTCTGTTCTCCATTAAGCGATATTATACTATCGTCTTCACCTATCATCCAAAAGTTTACATCTACACGGACATGACCTTTCTTTTCTTTCTTACCTTTTCGTTCTATAAAGTATTGTACTCCGTCAATTTCAAAAGACAGTTTACAATAAAAGTTTTTCTTTTTATTATTCAACACGTCTGTGGCTGATTTAGTTCTAGAGCATTTATGGAATATACAAAACATTAGTGCATCTAATATAGCAGATTTACCTGCGTGGTTTGGTGCGAATACACCTATAACATCACGAAGCTTGCTAAAGTCTATTACATTGCCTTCTCCATAACTAAACATATTAGAAAACTCAAACATTTTAGGAGTCCATCTAACACCTCTAGATATTTCAGTTGTAGAAAGCGATTTGTTAAGTTCTGTGTTTATATTTTTTATACGTCTTATTGTTTCGTCATCTGCAGGGTGGTTTGTACCTATGTATTCTTCTAACAACTCATTTTGGTATTGTACATCTCTAATGTCTCGAGTTACAGACCTTGTAGTTTTATTTTGAGCATTAAGTTTGTCATTTTTTATTATAACTATATCGGTTGTCTTACACTTGCTTTTTATGTTTTTAATTATATCTTTTAATTGAGCCTGTGTTGTGTTTTCAGTACGTATTCTAACTCTAGGATATTTTGGTATACTGTCTATATTAGGTAGTACGCCATCTTTAACATTTATTGTGTAGAAACCGTGCACGTTTTCAAAATCAACAAAGCTAGCTTTTCTTTTATCGATATCCCATATAGCGCATCCGTGTTTATCAAAAGCTTCTCCAAAATTCTGCTGTATAAGTGAACCTACCTGTAGTATTGTTTCTGACTTATTATAAAACTGCCTTTTATGTATGTCACCTAACATGACCATATCGTAACCATCAAACATAGATACTTTTAAATCATCGCTTTCTACTTTATATCCAGCGTCTGTGTATGACATATCAAGTGCTCCATGAAAAAGTGCTACTTTTGTATCTGCTTCAAATGAGTTTGATTTTATAAATGTTTTTGGGTCGTCGAATATACTAAACACTACAAAGTGAGTGTCTGCAATTTCATGAACAGCAGAATCTTTAAGGTAGTGTAGTTTAGGATGGTTTAGAGATTCAATCATAGGTGATAATGAATCAAGTCTAGATGAGTTGTTTAAATTAGCATCGTGATTACCTGTTATAACTATAGTATGTCTTCTATCTGCTAAGTTTTTAAGAAACTCGCACGTAACGTCTATAAGCTCAGGTGAAATATCAGTCTTACTATGAACTATATCACCACCTACATAAACTATTGAGTTTTTAGGAAGTTTGTCAACTTCTTTATATAACTGTCTGAATACTTTTCTATATTCTTTGTGCCTTTGGTAATTTCGTATGTGTATGTCTGCAACATGTAATACTTTTTCTAGTTTATCAAATCCTACATCAATTTTATTAAAGTCCAAATTTCATCTCCAATAGTTTTGCAAAGTCGACAGTCTTAGATTTACTAATAAGCTTAGTAATTTTTTCATGACCTAGTGTGCTAGGGTCTTCGTCGTCTTTCATTTCAATTATTCTAACATCTATATTTTCAGATTGTAAATATTCACATAGCTTTATAGACTCATTTTTAGCATCGCTATCTAAAAGTATATTTACTCTTTTAACATCGTTTTCTTTTATAGTAGACCGCAGCGATTTAGGTAAGAACTTTCCAAATATAGGTATTGAGTTTTCACCTATAGCTATTGCATCAAAAACACCTTCGCAAATGTTAATGTCTTCTTTCCAGTTAATAAGCATTTCAAAACCTACAACATCTTTAGAAGTTTTTGGATTCTTGTGTTTAAAGTCTGTGTCATAATAAGACCTTCCTACAAAGTAATTTAATATTCCTTCCTTGTTGTAACTAGGTATTATAACCATACCGTTATATTGACCTGAGTCGCAAAACCCTATATTATATCTTAAAACGTCTGTCTTTGTTATACCTCTAGACTTTAAATATTTAGCTGCGTTTCTAAATTCTGGATTATTTACAGAGCCGTTTACCATGGGTTTGAACTCTAATGGTAAAGCAACATGTTGAATATCCTTAGAGTCGTCGGTCTTTCTTTTTACACCTGTAAGTGAGTGTAGTTCTTTTATTTTTCCCGCCGCGCCTATTTTCTTAAATATTCTTTCTGCTCCAACACCTTTTACACCACATACCCAGCAATGCCATTTTTGAGTTATAACATTTATTACTAATTTTTTCTTATGATGGTTGCAATAAGGACAAGAAAAAGTGGCTTCATTACCACTTGTCATTGACTTTCCTAAAACACTCTCAAATAAATTGAGTAATCGTCTACTTTTATTCATGTATATAATATAACAAAAAATGTTGAGTTATTAAAACTTTATTTCGTTTATTTTAGCTTCAGTTTCATTTGTAAATCTAACTTTTGCAAATCTTCTAGGTCCTATGCAATCGTTGTAGAAATCGTCTTTTACAGAAACATGATATCTATGGTGTATATTTTCTTCCAAGTAATTAACCTGTCCTTTTGTCTCACCCATTATTAGTATTTCAAATTTAAAACATTTCTTTCCAAGATTTTCTATATCTTTGTTAAGTTTTTTTGAAGAACCTGTATACAGTCTCCAGTTTGAGTCTTTTCTAATTATTTTTCGTCTTTTCTTACCTTTCACTTTAACTCGACGAGTTGTGCCGAAGTATTTCCGGCCTATATATTTTTTACCTGATTTTTTATTTGTGATTAAGTAAACAAAACCAAATTCATTTTCAGGCGCCTCTTCAATAGGCTTTCCTTTGTATAACCAATGACTCATATTTTTTTAACTATCAAAAGCAACAACAAATGTAGTATCATAATTATTAGACTTAACAATAGGTCTAGATAATTTACCTACAGCCAACAACCTTGCATTGTTATCATAAAGACCTATGCTTGTTATATAAGGTGACCATTCAGAACTTGTCGTAAACGATTCAAGAGTTCCAAGTTTTTTGTCATCTAATATAGTAGGGTTCATAGTGAATCCATACTCTCTTTCTTTTATGTGACAGCTATATTCGTGTTCAATTATTGTATGTGTATTTTTAAATGACATTGTACATTCTGAAAAAATGTTGTTTCCTATTACAGGTTCATAATTGCTTAATGGAGATGTAAGTGTTAACAGTCCGTGGTTATAGAAAACATTTCCTACTCTGTTTTCGAAAGAAGGATTTGATTGTACGAAATTTATCTCTTCAACTTTCAACACTTTATCAAATATCATTATCTGACTTATACTTCCTGACAATTGGTTTTTATATTCCAGTGTGTCTTTAAACTTTCTAGAATATCTAGAGCTTAAATTTCTTTTTCTAAACTCTGTACCAGGGTCATGAGGTCGAGCACCTACAACAATGTCAGCTTTGTTAAATCTAGAACCAGAAGGTATTGAGCCTTGTGATTGTAATACATTGTCTACATAAAAATATGCATGACTACCAGACTTTGTCAATACAACATTGTTAAATGCTGTACTTGTACTTACTACTGTTGAACTGTTTAAATATAGAGTTTCTGCTCCATTACTTATAGCTGCTTGGTATGTACCTGGGTTGCCTATTTCAGTACTACCATCTGCATTTCTATTAACGTACCTTATTGAAAACGGATATGAGCCTTCTTTGTGAGGGTCATGTTTAGAAATTATATAATTGTGGTTTTGTATGTTTACATTTCCTGCGCTTGCTGTTTCTTGAAACCTAGACGCTGATACTCTTACATATACTGAAAAGTCATCGGCAGATGTATTTCTTTTCGACCTAGAAGTTCTAAAGTCAAACTGATGTCTGTCTTTTATTATTAACATGCTAGAATTTTCTTTTTCTAATCTAGACTTTGTTGTTTCTGGCCTAACACCATCAAATTGTATTACAGTGCTTTCAGCTGTAATATTTTTTGGGATTATATTGTGAGCCTCTACTCTATTTGGATATCTCGATCTTTCAAAAAACCTAGTTTTATTTTTAAGATTGTAATATTCCTTACCTTTATCTCTGTAAAAACTACTGCTTGCAAGTGCGTTGATACTATGTGCGCTTAGTTTTTCTCCACTTTGGTTGTACATGTCTGTAAAGTTCATAGCAAATAAACTTTGAGAAATATAATTTACAGACTCACTTGCTTGTGTGATCGAAATAGAACAGTCAATAAGATTTCCAAAGCCATCATCTATAATATGCTTACTTCCTGATTTTATAGATACAGTACCTTTTTTTATAGACTCACCGAACATTTTTTGAGGTATGGATATAATCATAGCCTCTTTTCCTAAAGCTCTTATTTCTTTTTCGTAACCACTATTATCTAAAGTCCAACATGGGTCATCTGGATTTGTATAATACATTCCCTGTAAAGAATCGTGTAGACTTCTTTTGAAATATCCATTTGTTGTTACCGCGTGTGGTGAAGATTTTGTTACTTGTAGATAAGAGCCGTATTCATTTGGCATAAAGTCTGTACCATCATATTCGGTTCTATATGCGAATGCACTTAATGAAACTATTCTTATATCTTGAGGATTGCCCTGTGATGATGTAACCCAGTGGTCAAAAACTTTATACTGATCGTAGTTTCTTTCAAAATAACTACCAGTATGATTACTTATTGTAAACTCATATGTTTTATGAGCCTCAAATGGAGTTATTTGTATGTCGTCCTTTCGAAATTTCTTAAATATGCCGGACATATAATACTCCTATTTTTTAGAATTCTAATTTAATTCGAATAAGTGCTTCTCGCGTAAACGATTTTAATAAAGGCTTGCTTAATTTTGCCGTTGCTAATAATTCATTTTTGTCGTTGTACATACCAACAGTTGTAATATAAACCTTAGGGTCTCTATACATAGAAGGGTGAGAAAACGAACCTTGAGAACCAGATGTAAATGTTGGATTGTTACTAAAGTTGTATTCAGCATTTTTCAGCCTACAGAAATAATGAGTTGCAAAAACTCTTTCAGAACTACGTGCTGAGAATGAACTTGATGGAATTGAAGGTACTGGTGAGTTAGAACCTGTGAAAAATCCTACAATACTATTTAGTGTTGGATTTTGATTTGTACTACCTACATCGTTACCATTACCAGGACACCAGCAATAATTAGTTTCAGTAATATCCATACTTAACAATCTAGGTGAAAGCATAATAACTCCCATGTCTGGATAAAACCATCCATATTGAGTTGGGTTTGATATTGCAACTCCATCCATATCTGTTATTCCTATCGAACCTGTAACTACTTTATAAAGCGCTCCATAATCTCCTAACGAAGCTTGATTTGCAGCTGAGTCATCTGTAAGTGTTATTTGAGAACCTACTGATAGATTTGGTGAATGACCTGCGTGTATTGCAGAACTTGATATTGTAATCGCCCAATTACCTGGGTCAATTCTTTCTTTAAATCTTTGTCTGTTAACATTTATAAAAATAGAAGAAGTTTCGTTAACACTGTTAATTGTAAACTGCTCATCTCCAGGTGTAAGTAATAAATTAGCATATTGAGAATATACAGTTTTAGTAGGTGTATGTCCTGCAGAAGCGTATTGGCTAATTGGAGCAGAACCAGAACCATGATAATGTCCGTAAGCTACAGCAAACTGAGGTTCAGCTGATGCTGTTAACTGAGGGTTGTCTCTATAAAATTCTTTGTAATATATACCTGATGCTGCGTTTTGTACAGATGAAGTATAAATCTCATTGTCAGCGAGTTTAAGCTCACCGTCATTGTTTGTCCACATTGCTGCAGTTATTACATCTGCCTGAGCGTTTTCTACAATATCGCCTCCTTCAAATTTAGTATACAGAGGAGTTACAGGTCTACGATAAGGTCTAGATATTCTTCTATTACTTCTACCAACTCTTGTTGAGTAGTTTCTAGATAACGCGCCTTCTCTATCAAAACGCGGTGATGTATTTCTTGCCATTTTTATTCCCTATTATTTTTCGAAGTAATAATCTTCAACTAAGTTAGTGGCTGTAGCTTCTTTCTTAACGGTAACGTTAATAGTAACATATCCACCTGTTTCATTTCCAATTATAGTTAATGTTGTTGTTACGTCTGCAGTTGGTTGAGGTTTTGCTACCAATTCAAATCTTGTACCTACAGAAGTAACAGAATTTCCTGTATCTCCTATATAGTCTGCAGTTGTTGGAGCACCTTGTCCAGAAACTCTACCACCTGGTGCAACGTTAAGATAACATGCATCTGAATTAGCTAGTATTGCAGTATATCCGTATGTCTTATTACCATTTGCAAAGTTTGCTGTGTTTGGAGTAACAGGTGCTTTATCGCCACCGTATGTTAATGTGATATCAGTAACACCTACTGTAACAGTTGGCATTCTAGAAATATTTTTAGGTAGTGTGACAAGCTTGTGTTTCATCACGTAATTCTCGTTAGGAACAGCTTCTACTAATGGCATAGCTTCTATAGCTTGACCATAATAATTAGTACCTAGTTGGTGGTTAACGTCCCACAAACCATAATCGATTTCATCATCGGCCAATGCAAATTGTGTGATGTTAAAAAACTCACTTCCTTTTGCTAGCAATTCTCTACCTTTTTTGGTAAGAATAGCATCTACCGTTATTGTTGTTTTATCTAAATATCCCATTGTTTACTCCACTAATCTATTTTATTATATATAAATATATAGTTCTTTTGTTTTTATCTTACTGCGTTGCTTGTATTTACTGCCTGTATTGAACTGTTACCTGCTGAAGGCGTTGATATCACTAACTGATTAGGGTTAGTGTCTGTTACTTCCACTACAGGACCACCGTCAACAGTTGCTGTTACTGGCATATTAAAGTCAGAACCAACAAGCTTACATCCAGCATACAATAAATTGTTTATCGCGTTTGGAAGATAGTCTTGATGCTCTGCTGTTTTTAAACTTTTACTTACAGGTCTTAACCCTGATCTGAAAAAACCACCTTGTAATTCTGAGTAAGCATATCCACTCATACTTACGTTTGATGCTGGGAAGTTATTTCCTGTACTAGCACTTGTTGCCATATTATTTCTAGGAGAGAAAAAGTGATATTCATATACCTTGTATCTTCTAGATGCGCGCTGATGGTGATAGTATTTTATATTACCTCTGTCATTAAATTTTGCAACTTTGGTGCTTCTTTGACTATGGCCATAATGAGGGTGGTCCCAAGCAGAACCACTTTCTTTCCAGTTTGCACTTGTGAATGATGATTCAGAAGAATGAGCGTGTCCTATAATGTCTAGCCCATAAAATCCTTCAGCTGTAGTACTTCCAACGTTTAATAAAAAGTCGCCTGCGTTTTCATAGCTTGCTCCTCCCTGTATTACACTGGCAGTAGGATTGTTCTTATATTGAGGTCCGCCTTGAGAAGACGATGGTTGAAACCAATGCATATTATCCCAATAATATCTAGACCCATCTATATCTAAATCATGATTGTGATGTTTTCTAGTATTTATTTCAGCTTCAACTTCACCTGCTGACTGATTTGTATATTCAATTGAACTTCCCGAATATATTGCTTGATAGCCTGTGTGAGCTTGAAGAGCGTCACCTGGTTCCCATTTATTGCTTTTTGGATTAAACCACTTGTGATATTCACCTCCCAATGTAGTTGTGTTAGCAGTAACTTTATATTTACTTATATCTAATACTCCATTGTGGTGATTTTCTTCTACATATTCTTGTAAATTTTCAACCTTAGGTTTTTCTAGCATGTTAGCTTTTACAAGTAAACCTATTTGTGCGTTTGCTCTTGCAGGTACCAACATCTCTATTTGTTTGAAAAGCGAGTGGTCGATAAATCTTAATATTCGTAAGTATTCAAAGAAATTATATGGATTTGTATGTTTTTTCCAATAATGGTTTCTTAGATTTCTTAATCTTTTGTATTCATCATCTCTATAATCTAGTGGATTACCTACATAATTATGAAAGTCAGCACCTGCCATTTCGTGTGCTATATCTAAATCAATTTCGAAGTGAGGTGCGTAATAAACACCTAGCCTGTTAGAATCTAAAGGTGCTTTATCATATTGAGATTTTTCAACTTTATTTCTATCACTTAATCTTCCTTTTAGCTCAGAAGATTCTATTCTAACTTTATCACTTATTGTTCGTGTAGAAACTAAATCTGGCATAGGTGTATAATGACGTTCTTCTTGAGTTGACCAGTCATTAGCCATAATTCCAGAAAATCCAGAAGCCATTGCTACAGTTTCTACAGCTGATGGAGTACCAATAGGGTGATGTCTAGTATCTATGGCAGAACCTATATTATTGTCTGCATATACGTGGAAATTTCCTGGTGCTGAAGATGTCATATATACATTTCCAGATGTCCAATCTCCATCTTGGAAATAATTTGCGTTAGCTCTGTTTAAATCGGCTCCTAAAGAGTGCCTTACTGATAATTGAGCAAATGATGAAGTTGCGTTAGAACCTTCTATAGAAAGAGGAGCTCTAACGTGATTCCAGAACGGAGCAGGTCTACTACTTGTAGCGTTGTGAGATATATGAGTAGGGTCCCATCTTTCAAAGCTTAAGTTTGTTGGTTCTATGTACCACAATCTAACTTCTTGAAGCGAACCTGAAAATGAAGCTGTAACGCCTGCAGTAAGTGCGTTGTTTGACCAATTAGAACCAAAACCAAAATACTTATTCGAGTCCCAAGTAGCGTCTTCAGTAGAACCTAAAGCTAACTCTGTCGAACCAGTATGTGTTATTCTAGCCTTTGAATGGTCAGGTGATTTTGCAACAACAACACCTAATACTTGGTCTGGTCCTGCAAAAGGAATAGGTAATTCAGATGCTTTGTTTGCTTTTCTGTATACCATAACATTCCACCAGTCGTTATCGAATAGAGGAAGCCATTCAGTACTTGCAGATACTACAGAAGTAAAGTTAGCAGTAGCAGCGTTACTTCTATCAGTCAATAAAAGTTTACCATATTTGTAATAACCTGATGTTTCCTTTTTGGCATTAGGGTGAGGTATTATACTCATCTGGTTATTATATGAGCCTACTGTTACACCGTCTAATGAATCAACTCCTGTAAACAATGATTGAGACTTTATTATATTTGTATTGAATCTAAACTCTAACGCATCAGATTTTCTATCAGCAGGTGTAGCTGTCTGTAAAGGATGTGGTGCTCTTAGGTCAGTGTTATAAACTCTAAAAGAAGAATCGCTACTGCCGGCTTCACCAAATTCTAGTGCGTATGAAAACTTATCATATTTAACATATGAGTCTGTAGTTTTAGCTTTCTGAGGTCCTCCGTACTCGAATACTCTTAACAATGTTGGAGGTAAGCCGTATGTAGTAGTCAAAGCTCTTATACCTCTTTCACCACCTTTTGTTTTCATAAGATAAGGAAGATTGTTTAACATCCTTTTCCAAGTTTCTCTTGAAACATCTTCTTGAGACGATAGCTGTTTACTTTGAGCCGATGAACCTGTTACATATCTAACAGAACCAGTATTTACAGTACCTATAGGTTGAGTAGAGTTAGCAAATGTGCCATCCTGGTTTTGTCCAAAAGAATATTCCCATAAATCTGTAAATTGAAAACCTTGATAGGATTCCCAACCAAAAGAAGATAGAACATTGTATACTAAATCTTTTGATAGGTCTTCGTATAGCGGATTTGTTCTTTTATGTATTTGCATAGAATGGTCTATGTAATTATACACAGTGTCGAAATGATGAGCCACCATATTTACAAATAATAAATAGTTAGCATTGTCCTTTCCGTCATTCGCTTCTCTAACATGAAACGGTATTGTATTTTCAAGATTATGAGGATTGTGCACATCGTAATCAAGTGCTACATTGGATTGAGACGTAAACCATGCTACTGAAATTGGGTCTGTTATGGTTCGATTAGAATAAGGTTCGGTATCGTTTGTTTTTGGCCAAGTTCTTTCATGTCTTATACCATTGGATGTAGATTCATATGAAGATGATTGAAAGTATAGGTAATTTTCATAGCCATCAAAACCTTGAACTACAGATTCCTTTTTTATTTTATAATCAGATATATTTTTATTATTAACTGTGCCTGTATTTGTTATTGCATTTAAAGTAGCAAGTTGGGTGTCATAATATTCTATTAAGCCTAATTTGTATTTAAAGTTTTCTAGTCTTTCTTTTGCAGAACTAAAATGTACAAAATTATTATACCCATGATAATCTATATTTAAGTGTGCAGAGTTATAAGCAGAACCTGATGTGTATAAATTCATTAGTTTCTGTTTTGTTGTAGGGTTTGTTCCTAGTATAGTATCCCAAGTATGCCAGTCTGTTTCTCCACCTGCACCTTTTGTAATATCTATTGTAAAGTTAGGACCTGCTATTTCATTTCCAACTTTTTCTCTTTCTGCAGGTATAAGTTTTATCATCTCAGTGTGAGATGTTATTATTTCTTTTACAACCCAAAGTTGTTCTTTTACTTGAACGTCATCTGGTAAAGGTTCGTATAATTTTATTAGTATACCATCATCGCCGTCATCTTTCCAGTTAACTATAAGTGATGTTTGGTTGTTACCGAAATTAGCTAATAAATCTTGCCATCCTTCGTCAATAAAATCTTCGACGTTCTTCTGCTGTAGTTCTGAAAACTTTCTAACAAACTCCTTGTCTTGAGATGTAGTTTTAATCCTAATCTCTTTACGTGAAGGTGAAATTTCTGATATATGTATTCCGTTGTTTTCGTTATAAGAACCTAATATGTCTCTAAAGAAATTATAATGTACTTTATATAACCCCGATGAGAAACCTAACTGTCGTATATCATTATGAATATCAAGTTCTATTCTAGGCTTCTTTCTTTTCCTACCTTTCTTTATATATTTGTCAATTCTAAATCCATCGACATCATAATCAGATTCTAAAAGTGTGTCGCCTCCGTATACATGCAGTTCTACTAAATCAATATCCCCTTCACCAAAGTTTGTAAATACTTTTTTAGAAGGTATATTCTGTAAATCCTCTATTCTATATCTTTCAATTCTATCCATTTTAGTATGCTTTTACTGTATCGTTATCTAAAAAATAAGGGTTGTTTTGATTTCTATTAAATACATTTATATCAGAAAAATCTCTTTTATATCCCATCTCTTCTCTATGGTTATAATAAGTAGGAGGGTCAGGGAAAGAATATACATCTTGAGAGTCAGACCAATATACTGTTTGGCTATCATTATATTTCCAGTACCCCTGCTTTCTTTGTAAGTTTGAGGATATAACATTTCCTTTCATAGAGTTTTCTTTTACCCAACGTATTTTCTTGTTAGTATTCCAAGGTCTTCTGCCAGGAGCTTGGTTTGTTCTAGCTATATCATCTCTTTCATAAGATTTTATTTCAGGGTTCCATACCATCTTAACCCATTTTTCTTCTTCTAATATGTAGTCTTTATAAGGCTGTAGCTTGGGATGTCTTTTGTCAAATGTTTTTGTTGTAGATATATCTTCCCATTCGTATCTACCTAAAGGTATACTGTTCTTTTCACCTCCCATAAGCTCAACTATTCGACCATCTCTATAAGCATTTAGATAGTGAGACTTACTTCTTGTTACACCTTTGTCATTTGAAATTTCACAGAAATATCTACCTACAGAAGAGCGTTGTACATCGTTCAATATAATTTTTCTTCCTTTGCCTACCACTCTCATCTGTACATCAGTGTTAAAGTTTCTATTTGTGTCTGCTGAAAAATACCAAGTATATTGTAGAAGCTCTCTATCTTTATCACCTCTTTTGTCTTCGTAATTATATGCGTTACATACAAATACTACAGTTCCATTTGCCCAGCTTGAAAGTACGTGTGTCTCACCTAAGTTATATGCTAATTTTCTAGCACCTTTAATATCTTTATTTGCCTCGTGATAAGTTACATTTTCATATTCAAATTGGTCTATAATAGGTGTACCGTAATTAGGTTTTTCGTATTTAGAAAGCTCTTCAAATTCTACATCGCTAAATCTTTCAGTTAAGTCTCTATCGAATATAAATCTTGCAGAAGCTATTTCTAACTTCCACTCGTCAATACCTTCCCTAGATATTATTATGCCTGTATCACTTCTTTCATTGTTGTCATTGTCTATTGCAAATTCAAACTTTTCTCTTAAAACAAAGTTTTTATCTGAGTATAAACTGTCGCCTTTTATTCCTGTAGCAGATTTTATAGGACTTATAGGTTCGGTCTGTACACGTATCTGTCTTTCAGGTGTTTTTTCAAACTTTCTAACTGGAAGCTTTCTATCTAAATTTGGATTTCTTTTTCTCATTATCTAACAACCTTGAATATGTCTTTAATAGGATAATAACCTATAACATCTGTAGAGCTACCACTAGCTTTCAGCTTTACCTCTATTTGATAATATCTTTCTGGAGATAAGTTTGATGTAAACATTTCAAAGTAGTTTCCAGTACTATCACAGCTTAATTTAGTATAAATATCGCTATAAGGTAATACCGATTCACCTGTCTTAAGGTCTTTAACTGAATAGAATGCTGAACCAGAAGGTAGATATTTCAAGCTTAATTCGGCAGAAGTATTTCCGTATGTTTTTGTAGGATATTTTTCTCTACCTTGTATTCTGAACTTTACCTTCTCTCCATATTTGTAATTACCTCTATTGTTTTTTAAATATAAAAATACCGAAGATGCGTCTGTTGTGTCTAACTCTGCAAGCGAGCCTGTTGACCATTTAGAATCATCCCACTTAAATTCCAATCTAGGTTGGTATATAGTATGTGTATTAGTTGAAAAGAATTGAAGATGTATAGGGTCTCTGTTAATATTTTCATTGAATGGAAACTGCTGAATGATGAAGCCGTTATTAGGTATTTTATCTACACCTAAAGTACCAGCTGGGTAAGATGAAGCTGTGATTTTAGCAATATACTGTGTTATATCTACATCGTAGTCGTATTGTATTGTTTGTTCATCATAATTCCTTTGAGCTGTTGAGATACCTAATAATGTTGCTGAGTGTGTTGGTGCACCTGGAGCAGGTATGCCTAGATGGTTCGACCAAGTTGCTGCCAACACTGTCCCATTAGTATACTTCCAACTACAGCCTTGTTCATGTACAATAGGCTTGGTTGATTTTCTACCTTTGCCTCTTCCCCATGATTGTGAGTTTGGTTCTATTTTTATTTTAACTGGGTCAATTCCAGTTAGTGTAGAGTTGTCTGCAGAATATAATTTTATGTTAGTAGTTGGTGTTGTAAAAGCTGTACCGTCGGGATTTGTAAAAAAATTCCCATCAGCTGAGGATGTTGAAGAGCCTGAGTGTATTGATTTTGGAATGTCAAATTGTATAAGTATTCTAGAATTATAAGGTCCTGGTCCTAGTGAACTTGATACTCTTTTTTCTATAGTTAATATCTCATCAATACCCGTATTCATACTAGAAGAATAAATACCTTCTTGTATGTTTTCATATAGCGTTGCATCTTTAGATGCTGTTATTGAATATATCATATTTAATATCCTACGATTCTACCTTTTATATCGGTATCTAAATTCTTAACTTCAAATATGCATGGGTCTTGAGATGGATATACAACACCTTCTCTTGTTGCACCTTTTATATCATATATGTTTCCACTATAACCTGACTCTTTATCAAACAGGTTAAATATTCTTAGACTTTTTACAGTCTGTACACCTTCTACTTTATCTAGCTCTGTAGCTATCTTTGGAAGTATTATAGGTTCGTTTATAGACCAGTTATCAGGGTCAAATATACATCTTAATTTTTTAATACATCGAAGCAATACTTCTTTGTTTTGATAACCAGGTCTTGGTAAAACTCCAAAGTCTACACCTATGTTTATTATGTGTGCGTTTTTTATATTTATCGCATCTGTCAACATTCTATATTGAGAGATATATGTTTGTAAGTTTTCTTTAGCTAGTGGAGTTAACGGCACATAATTCTTGTTATCATCGTAAGCTAGAGTGTATAAATTTATAGCTAATGGATTTTTTATCTCGTGTGTTCCTACAGTCTGAATCCAATATTGTTCGTCTTTGTCCAAGTAAGCTTTAGATACAGAACCATACTTAGGTGGCATTGCATATACTCTTGCTATATAATCTTCTCGTGTTACAGCTCTGTTTTGAGATGCAAAATGTGCCAAAGCGTTTTGTTTTATATCATCTGTTGATTCTGCAGATCTACCTCCTACAGCAGGGTTTAAATTTATTATAGCTAAAGAATCTTTTACAGTCTTAACAGTACCACTAGGAAGTCCATCTTCGTCTAACCACATTGTAGAATCAATTATTGTATCTATTGTTCTTGCAGCTACATTAGAACTTATTCCGCCACCTGCAATATACTTAACTGTTAGTGTTGTATCTCTTGGAGCTTCTCCATACTGTCTTGTGAACATTGTGTTTGCAGGGTCGAATGCAACATCAACATAATTAGTTCCATTCATATAATTTTGAGTTGTATTACCATAAGGTAATGCAAGACCTACATTGGAAGGACTAGGAACTATTAACTCATCAGGTTGAGATGATATACCTGCTCCAAACCAAAGTTGAGTCGAGTTATCTGCTTTTACATGAGTAGTAAATCTTCTTCCTGTTCTTCTAAGTTTTAATATATATGGTGCGTCATAATTATACGCAGACATTGAAGGGTCAGCTGACCAGTTGTTTATTACATCTTCAAATATATTGTCTTGAGCAAGATATTCAACCTCACACCATTTATTGCCGTCAGCATCCTTTACATCTGTAACTGCTACAGCATTATCTTTACTAAGTGTTATCTTGTTAAATTTTTCAGGTTCTGTAAATTCGAATGTTTCGGTTTCAAGCTTACCGTTCATCGCACTAACTTCTTTTTTCAACAAGTAGTATGTAGGTTCTCCAGTTGTATCATCAATTTGATATACTGATATGTCCATAGGGTCTGAAGAACTGCTAGCTTTAAAATCTACTTTATCTTGAGTTATAAATTCGTGTTCTCCAGATGTACATGTAAGACCTTCTGCAATTTCCATTGCATATCTCATATCCGGCTTAACTTGGCCACCGCCTGGGAATATTGCCGGTACTACTTGGTAAACCGAAAGCTGTGCAAGAGAAGGTATTGAAGGTTTTGTTTTATATCCTAATGCTTTTGCTAAATCAACGACGTTAGCTCGTTCTTCAGCATGCATTAACAAACTTTCTTTTAATTGGTCATCGACATAATATGATAAAACGTCTCCTACATAAGCTGACATTTCTATAAACATCATACCCGGTGACGATTCGTTAAAGTCGTTATATGTTTCAGGGAAGTATGATTTAGCAAAGCTTATAAGGTCACTTCTAAACTTGCCAAAGTCTTTGTTAAGATACTTTATATCTTTAGTTACTTTCTTATCTATGTTACAGTCATTTGCCATTATAATTCACCTATATCTAATGCGATTGATTGTAAATCCATACTGTTACCTTTGAATAAAGACCAATCTATTTTTATATTCATTCTATTCTCATTTGTTCGTAGCTGTTCAACTTTTACACTCTTTAAATCTACATAAGGAAGCCATAACATAACTTGTTCTTTTATAAGTCTCTCCAACTCTTCTCTAACACTAGCTGTGTTATTTTCAAAAAGAGTTTTCCAAACATCACACCCAAATTCTGGATGCATTGGTCTTTCACCTCTGTTTGTAAGAACTAGATTTATCAAATTAGATTTGGTCTGTTCTACTGTAGTATATGATTGATGAAAGTCACCTCCGCTACTTCCTTTTATGCTAGAGTTGTGAGGCAGCTGGCCTGAAGAACTACCTGATGGGATTAAGGTTTCGAATGAATACCTACGTTCAGCACTTGCATCATTTGTAAGAGGCAGCGTTAATCCTATTGCAACATCTCTTTCAAAATCTAAAGGATTGAATTTATATATAGGTCTTTTTCTCATTGTCTATTAAAATCTTTTTACTAACTCAGAATAATCTCTTGTTAATGCTTTTCCTAAACCGTCTTTTTCTAATGTTGAACTTCTAACTGGCATGTTGTTGTGGTCAACCATTGGTGCTGATGCCATTGGTCCGCTTTGCATTGATGAAAACTTGTTTCTTAATTCATTTACAGAAACCTCAGGATAAGCTTCAAATTCTGAACTAGCTTTTGTATCGTTTAGGGCTTCGTTTAGTGATATGTTGCTTGTATAATTTTTAGGTGCTTTAGTTGTGCTAACTTTATTAACTTTATTTTCTTTCTGCTCTAATATGTTAAGAGCTTCATTAAGCTCGCTGTTAACTGCAGATTTTACTTCGATTTTTACAACCTCGCGTATTAGTTTAACTAATTCTTTCTTTGTCATGTATACACTCCATTACTTTATATATAAATATCTAAAAAATTCGTTTTTACAACCAAGGACCTGCGCCACCTGGGCCTGCTGGTGTACTTGCCCAAGTTCCAGTATTTATCCAACTTGAAATTACATTACCGCAATTTGCAGCCCACATAGTATGAGATACGCCTGCCATTCCAGAAGCAAACGTTGATTCTATAGGACATTGTGTTGGAGGTACTGCAGCAAATGAAGGTAAGCAGCCTGGTGCGTATGTAGCATAGAATGCATCGAGTCCAGATTTCAACATACTACCTGCTGAATCATTGCTAGCGTTCCAACCTGCCAACACACCAAACATAGCCATCTCTGCAGCTGATATTGTTACTGAAGGTGGGAATATAGATGGTGAAGCTAGTTTTATAGACTCTGCCCAAGCTTTTGCAGTACCTGGTGAAGCTACATTTGCTATGTCACCTTTAACGCCTTCATAAGCCGGCGACTCTGGGTCAAAATATTTTGCCATGTTGTTTACGAATATAGGTACTAAAAAAGGCATTACTGTTTCATCGCCTCCATTTGACCTTTTAGTAGTGCGTATACTGGAGCCTGTATTGCTGGCCCGGACATACCGCATGCTGTAGGGTGTACTTCTTGAGTAAGCTGTGTTAGTGTTTCTAGTAATATATCAGCTAGTGCACTTACATTTAATTTCCATGTTGCAGTAGATAAACCTATTTCTTTTTTTGCAGAAAGTATTATATTTTCTTTCTTTGAATTAAATATAAGTCTGTCTGAGTTTATTATAACTTGTGAGCTTCCTAGATATCCACTTATTGGTACCATAGGTATTGGAGGTCCTGTTGGTACAGGTACTGTTTGTGCTGCTATACTGTTTGCAGGTTTTAAATCTATTTTTTGAGATTTTGTAAGCACTATTGAAGAGTCATTATCATTTACATCTTCTATGTGAGAATCTCCAGTATCAGCATGTCCGTTAGAAATAAACATTATCGGATCGCCATCTGTAGAGCCTACTGACCATGTATTTTTAGGTTTACCTAGTAATTGAGTAGAACCTAATCTTATACTATTGTCAAATCTTCCTTGAAAAATAGTATCACCTTCGTAATGCTGTACTGGTGAAATATCTGTCTCTGGAAATGTATCACCTAGCGTATCGTTAACAAAGTTTTTAGGACTGAAACTTACATTGGGCAGTGCATTACTATTTACATCTCCCCAAAGCTGTACGGTGGATAGCCAATAGTAAGAAGATTCTTTTGGATTTATTTGTGCACCTAATGTCGTGGCTCTAATAAGAACAACAACTTCACCTTTTAATGGATATGATGTTATGTTTTTATTTAAAGGAGGAATCCAATGTCCCTGAACTTCATCAGCAAACGCATAATCCAATTGTTCACCTAGTAGTTTTACTTTTACAAAACCTAAATCTGTACCAGGCGTTGATGATTTGTACCACTCGTGTTCAGGATTCATTACTACGTCTACAACTTCACCACTTGCTACTAACGGATTTGCACCTGAATTATCATTAGTAAACTTAGCACTACTTCCTTTATCACCAAATCCCATTATTTATTATCCTCTAAATTTTGAACTGTATCTAATAACTGTCGCTTTTCGCTTTCAGTTAACAATCCTTCACTGTTATTAGACGTATCTCTTGTCATAGCTCTTTGAACTATTGCAGCCATTTTAATTAAGTGTTCATCATTCTTAACACTAACTTCTAAATACTCTTTTATTATAGGTACTAATATTTAGCATCACCCATATTTTTAATCATAGGCTGGAGCTGCAGTATTAGTTCGTTTATCTGCTTTTCTTTTTTAGCAGAGTTGTCGTATATATCCTTAAGTAAACCTTCAAATGATTTACCTTCAAATATTTTGTCTTCGCTTATTGCCATGTTTTACTCCTTATCTTTATATATAAATATACAAAACAAAAAACCTAGAGATTTCTCCCTAGGCTTTTTATTATATATAACGATTGTAATTACTTCTTGTTAATAAAGAATGATGCTACAATTACTAATACTACCAATCCTACAAACCCACCGTTTCCTAGTGAAGTTACAAGTGCTGATAAGTTAGCAATTACGTCCATTCCAAATACTGAACCGCCTGTTAAAACGTTCCAAAGAATTGTTACTGGTAAAACTGCCATCATAATTGATAAAAGTCCACCGAAAAATCCGTTTACGTATTTGATTACTGAATCCATAATTTCTCTCCTTGTGTTTACGTGTTGTGTGGCAAAATTGCCGAGCGCGCTCTTTTATTTATTTATTTATTAAAATTTAAGACCGAATCCTAAAGTAAGATTCGTAGTCTTCTCTTCTGTGTTATAAACAATTTTCGGGTCTACAAAAATACCTCTGTGAATTGTAAACATTCGACCAACACCAATTTTTAATCCATCAGTGTCGAGTCCTTGTGTTGCTGCATAAGCGAAATATCCTTTGTAAAAATATCTTGCGTGTAAATCGTAAGATACATCTACTGTTGAATCCGCTTGTGAAATAGATAGTCCAACCATTAAGTTGTCCATCAGTCCGTAACCTACAGTCGGGCTAATTGCCCATTCTGTCCAAGCTACATCTGCTACGTCACCAGTACCTACGTACCAGTCACCTTTTGTTTGAGCTTGAGTAGCAACTAAAGTTGCCATTGTCAAAGCTAATGTTAAAAATAATTTATTCATAATGTTTTCCTCTCTTTTTTAATTATAGCGCGCGCTATTTTTTAATGAGCCGTTTGCTCATATATTCTATACTTCTCTTTGAAGTCTTTCTTTATTATATTTACAACTCTGGAAATATCCTGAGTTTTTTCATCTGTCATTTCTCGTATTAAAACGTATAATGCTTTCTTGTTATATTTTTCTATATTTTCTCTACGTCTGAATAACTCCATTACTGCGTAAGCTATTTTTATATCTGAGTTTTTTGAAAATATAGATTCTACTCTTTCATCATAGTTTTCTACAAATAAATCTGTAAAGTCTTTTAGCGATTCTTTTCTAGAATTTTGTGCTTCTTCATTTACAGTGTCTCTTTGTTTGTCTACAGCTAGCAAATCCGTTTTAGATTTTAGTAATTTATATGCTTTGTTATTTGTTTGTATACAATAGTTTTTTGCAACAATACTAAAATAAGAAAAAGCCCTACCTTTATCTTCAGTATACTTAGGCAGCTTCTGCAATAAGAATCCTATTACTTCGTATTGTTTGTCTTCTGTTGTACCATTCATATAAGGAAACTTAAATCTGTTTATTATATTTTGAGCCAACTTCCATACAGGATAGTGTATGTGTTGTGAGTAAACTCTATTTCTTTTGCTATACTCTTTTTCTTTATTATATGCAACAATTGCTTTTTCAGTCACAGGTGTAAAGTACATCTTGTTCTTTCTTTTTCTACCTCGCTTGCTTTTGTTGTTCATATAATCTTCAAACTCTTGCTGATATTTTTCAACATTTTTATAAAAGTCGTCTACCGGGCTTACCATTTTTTAGCCTCAAAGTCACTTTCAAGTAAAGTAACAATTTCTTTGATACTTGTAAAAATCTGTCCTACTTCATCTTCGGCTTCAAATCCACCTTTGCTGTCAACTTCCTTTAGAGATTTTAATGCCACTCTAAAAATATTTGTTGTTTCTTGTAACACATCATCTTGATTTAAAACAATATCCTCAATCTCTTCGTTTTTTCTAAGCAAATTAAAAGTAGTATATCCTAGTATCAAAACCAAAAATCCTAAAGCCGCTATTATAATAAATAGTGTTGTTGGGTTAATATCCATTATTTAGACTCCCCAAATAATCCTGAAAATATATCATCAACAGATTTGTTTGCTGTTGCTGTATCCAAAGACTTTTTCTTGTGCTTCGAATTGGATGCTTTCTTAACTTCACTTCCTACTTTATTTATTTCACCTTCAATTTTAGAAGCGATTAAATCTGCTTGGTGTAACACCAATGGCATGTTTGTTTTAAAGTTTCTATCAGAATTGTAGTGCTTAAAGTATTGAGTGTTGGCTTCATCATATAAACCATCGTGTACCATAATAGCTATCATTTCATTTTCTGAAAACTTTATATCGTGTTGTTGTAATAGCCATAAGCTTCTATGTTGTACCGGCATCCAGTTTAATTCTGGATTTAAGTTCCAAAGTGAACCTTGATTTTTTCTATGCCATTCACTAGGATTTGGTACATATAAATCTTTTTCTAAATCACCATACTTTCCTAAGTCGTGATTAAGCGCAGCAAACATTAATTCTTCTAATGTGTAACCTTCCATTGACGAACCCATAGATTTCCACAGCATGTAAGTTTGAGAAGCACATTTACATACTCGTAATACGTGTTCTACATAACCACCTACAAATGCGTTATGATAATTAATGTTTCCTGAAGCTGGTGTAAACATCATTCGTTCTTGGAATGTGTTATACATAGCTTTTAATTTTTCTTTTCTTTCACCTTCAAAATTCTTGTCTATGACTCGCATTAAGTCATTCCAATTTTGTAGTAATTGTTCTTCTGTTAAATTCATGAATTCTCCTCTATTTTAATTTTAACTCTACTCCAATAATTAGCCGTTTGTGGTTTTGCCAATCCTCTTGGTCCACCATTCCAGCATCGAGCTATCTGCTCCGGAGTGTTGAGGTTATAATGATTACAATATATTCTTAACATTTCGATGGATTTTGTACGACTCCATCTATCGTTATATGTATATTTTTGCTTTCCCAATATTCTGTTTATATCTCTTACCATAGTTCGTCTTATTTGTAGACAGCCTACAGCGTCCTCACTTAGATTATAAGCGGAGTCGTTGTTACTGCTTTCTACAAATATCAAAGCATTTATTGTAGATGATGATGGAAGTTCGTCCCATATTTCTAACCTATAGTTAAGAGTATCTATTGTTTTCAATAAAGTATCTATTTCGTTTTCGTATTTATCCAAATCTAATTTCATATCTTCTATCTGGTTTTCATAACTAACTAATGTTGTTATAAAGTAAATGCCAGATAAAAACACTATAGCGATAAATAAAAATATTTCCGATGATTTTTTCATATTAGTCAAATAAAAGTTTTAGTTGATTTGGGTCGCCTATTTCGATGTCTTTGCCGAAGTGTTCTTCAACAGTCTTACTTGAATAGCCTAAAGCTAAAGCCATTCTCTTACAGGTTCGTTTATATTCTTCAATTGTTAAATTGTCATTTACTTTGAACTCTATAACTTGAGGTTCTTTAGATAGTAAAGTTCGTTGATATGTTAGTTTGTCTAATGCCATTCATTCACTCCAATAGTTTTTATTATATACTAATATAACAAATTATTATGAAATATGAAAACAATTAGCTGAAAAGTTTTGTAACTAATGATTCGGTAAATTTACCTTTCATTATTCTTGAGTACTGATTTATCTTTTGCGTTACTAGTTTCTTGTCTTTTTTCCAACGCAGACCTTTTAACTTTTTCTTTAGAATAGCAACTTCCTGTGCTGCCTCTAATTTATAATTATCTTTTTGTTTTTTAGATAATTTATTTTTCTTTTCGATAACTGTAGGTTTGAGTTTTCCTTTCAGCTGAGGTTGCTCTACACCTTTATGATATACATTACCATTTTTATCTACAAATTCTTTCATGAAATGCCAACCTGATACTTTACCTGTATTACCTCTTGTACTAATTTCAGGTGGCTCTGCCATCTCTTGTACGCATTCATAACATGTTGTTGAGGTTGTATCGTCAGATACAGTAGCAAATTGGCCACATGTTTTACATTCCATATATCTATATTCACGGTCAGGATTTTGATTCCATGCCGTGCCTTTTCTATATTCAACTGCGTATTTAATTTCCTCTGCCATTACTTACCTTTTATTTTAAATTCACCAAATGAGATGCCATTTTCATCGTTCCTTATATTATTAAGTATACTCGAGGAAGAGTTTAATCTGTCCTCAATTTGCTTAATTTTCTCTAACCTGTTAATAACCTCGGAGTTAAGCGCTTCAACTTTTTCTAATCTATCCATCCCTTCTAGGTTTATATCAAGGTTTTCTAACTCTTCATCTCTTTTATTTGTTGCGAAAGCGAAGTTTGCTGCAACCACCATAGCTATAGCTAGAGGGTCGAATACAAATATTATAAGTAGCATAAACCAATTAACTATTTTGTCCATACTTTTGCCTGTTAACTCTGCCATATATTTTAGCGGACCTAATTCGCTTACAGTTTCATTTCCTATCTGCTGGTCTAGTATCAGTAAATCCAATTTGCTTATTGAATCAGTAGCAGAACTATAACCTTTTTTAGCTTCTGACAATTGTTCTTCTAAAAGTCTTCTTTGTCTAGATGAAGTTGTAGTTATTAACTGTTGAGATTCTTTATCTACGTACTGTATCATTGTAGGATTTGAAAGAGCTGTAGTTAATTCTTTAACTGTTACCTGAAAATTATTTCTTTGCTCAATAAATCTATTCTGTTTTGATTTTATAATCTCAACCTCTTTGTCTAAGAAAGCTGTTTGGTTTGCGGTGTCTTGATATGCTCCAGATAGGAAACCATAAATACCTCCACTAGTAATCACCATAAGTACTAACGTTGCTATTATAAAATAAGTTCGCAACATCTTATTTATGTCTTCCCAATATTGATATAATAGAGATGCTATAATAAGCTTAGCAACTTCAAGCGCGCCAGCCATTATAATAACTTCAGTACTAGCTCCTGCAAATAATTTGCTCAAACCATATACGGAATAAAACGCAGCCGACATAGAAACCGACAGTGCACTTAACGCTATTAAATATGGTAATATCTTTGTTTTCATATTAGTTTAAAGGAGGTTGGTTAGAAGAATATACAAGTGTATATACAGTCTTGTCACCATCACCTGTCTTTACTCTTATCTCTGAATCTGTAATTCCTAAGCCTTCTAGTATCTTTTGTAGTCTGTGTATCTTGTCTTGGCTGTAATTACTTATACATATAAACTCACCAATTACAGATACTACAAGAGAGTTATAGTCATATGTATATTGTCCTTTGTTGTACATCTCTTCTTGTATAACTGGTATTAAAGGCAAGTTGTTTATAAGTCTTTCTGAATAGTATTTTTTATTATCTAAGTCAAGCTTTGCAGTCCACTGCTTGAATATATTATAATCCATTTCGAATATACTTTTATCTTCAGCTACCATTAAAGACCAGAGCTCTGGGTCAGATAAGTGTTCGGGAATATATTTCTTAGATTTTTCTTTAGCTTGCCATTCACCTGTTATATCACTTCCAAGTCTACCTTTGTACTGCTTAAATAAATCTATTAAGTTATCTATAGAATTTAAGCCTCCAGTTCTTGTATCATTTACAGTACGAATAATTTCTTTGTTTTCATCTTCGCTTAAAGTTATTTTACCAATGAGTTCATTCATACCTTTGTCACCTGACTCTAGTATTTCTTTTAACTCCTGGCATTTTTCATACTCTTCTGTCTGTATGAAATAATCTATTATGTCGTTTATTATATCTTTAAGTTCTAAAATATCTAGGTAATATGGGTCATAAAGAATAAACACTTCTTTAGAAGACGATGCTATAGAACTGATGTTAGTTTTACCTGTCATCAATCTGTATGTACTTTCAAAAGCAACATCCAATCCTTCAGTGTTTAGTTTTTCATTCATATTTTCTGTTCCATAATATTCCATAACTATATTTTTAAATTTTTACCTCTTAAACCTCCGAAGCTTAAACGGTGTGCTTCTTCAACCGTTGGGTCAAGGTGCTTAAATTAAGCCGCCATCGCCATTTCAACTTGTGCGCCAGTTATGCGTTGAACTTCCTTACATCCTTATCATTGTGTCAAATCCAGTCACCCCCATATTGTTAATAAACTATTTGTGGAGGTGGAGGGTATCGAACCCTCGTCCAACAATGCAGCTAATATAAGTAATAGCGTTCAAATATAAATATCACTTCTCTACTTGTTTTTTAGGTTTTCTTCTATAAGTTCTGCGTTTATTTTTATTTGCAGATTTCTTAGAAGATTTTTCCTTACAACAAGTTAATCCTGTGATTTCTTTTTTCAAAAGGTCATTGATTAAAATCTTATCTTCTAATAAAGTTTTAACTGTACTGAATCTTTTGTTTAAGTATAAAGCTACTAAAGCGCAGCCTAATACAAATCCTGTAATACCTGATAGTATCATAATTATCCTCTCCATGTTCCTGTACCCTCTTCAAGCATTCCTAACCTTTGAGCTTTCTTATACATATTCTGCATATCTAACATTGTTTCCAAAACTCTATTAGTTTCTGAGAATGTAAGTTCAAACCTTTTACCATCAATTATGAATGTACCAATCAGTGGTTGATTAGCTTCTCCTTGAGGTCTTTTAGCTTTAGCTCCTTTCATTAGTTCACAGTCAACTGTTGACCATAATTTTCCGTACTTGTGGGGATTGAATTGTTTTGCCATTTTATTTAATTTTAGCGTTTGTCTACTCTATTGAATAGGATTTTCGACTATCTCCTTTTATAATTATCTTAATTATAGTAATTTAATTATTTTAATTATTTAATATTTAGTATTTTAATTATAGTATTTATTACTATTATTAGTTTTTTACTACTAATATATTAAAAATTTCTGACAAATAAAAACTTTTCAGCATTTATTTTATTTAAAAGAATATAAACCTTCTAATAGCTGAGTCATATAAACCTCTATCAGATTGTGTTTGTATTCTATATCTTCAGATTTATTCATTATCTTTTCTATATAATGACATATAGGACTGTCAGCTGTTTGTATTATCGCATCAGCTTTATATAAGTCCGCTACACCTTTAGCACCATTTTGTTTAAATGTAGATATAATTCTTTCTTTGTCTATATATCTTTTGTTGAATCCCATATTACTCTCCTTTATTTATATGATTATACCATATAGCTGCTATCGCCATCAGCATTATAATAGTACCAAATGTATATACCAATATCCAGGGTGTATTACCTCCACCTAAAAATATAGCTGGTGTTCCCATCAGTAACAACCACGCAAGAAATATAAATCCAGTATTTGTCTCTAGCTTTTTCTCTACTTTTACGGTAAGCTCTTTTTTAATTAAACGGCTTAATGCGTCTTGCATATCTTTACCATAAACAGGTTGTTTATGTACAGTGCCGTCTACCTCACCTAATGTTATTAGATATTTACAATATCCTTTGTGACTGTCAGATTTTTTTAAGAGCTTGCAGTCTAAGGCTCTACGTTTATCGTACTTATTCATAATTGATTACAAAATTTTAGTTCATATCCTTCGTTAATAAATTTCTTTGTTAAATGCCATTCCATATTTTTTGCCATAGGTATATCATCGGTAATTATATCTCCAGTTGCAGGACATTCAAACTCTACTTTCTTTCTAGGTATTTCTAAAACATATACTTTTATTCTATGTTCAAGTAAATTATCTTCATTCATTACTCTTATTATCCTAGCATTTGTGTGGTCGAACTTTGCACCTGATGCGTATGTCTGTACTCTACCTAACCAACCTGTAGTACATTCTGTCTTACCTATTTTATATAGTTTGCCATCAACCATCATAAAATATACTACATCTTTTATTTTAGAAACTTTAATGTCTCTGTTTCTATGCCAGTTAATAGTATCATCTATAACTTCAAGTTCACCAACGTAGGTCATCTTGTCCAAATATT